TTCCTTCTCTTCGGCAATCTCTTCAGCGATTCTTGCCTCGTGCTCTTCTACAATGGTAGCACGGATTTCAGCAACTTTTGAGTTGATAGCAGCTTCAAAGATTGTCTTTGCTTTTGCTTTAAACTCTTCGGTGAGTTCTTCACCACCGAGAAGTGCATTAACATCATCATCGATGTTATACTCTTCTACTTCTTCTTCGGCAACTACTTCATCTGTAGTTACTTCATCTTCTGCAACTACTTCACCTTCAAACTCTTCCTCTTCTTTAAATTTCTTTTCAGTAGGCATAGCTTGATCTCCTGAAGTTGCATTTTTATTAACTACATCCTTAACCTGTTTGAGAGTTTTGCCAGGTGTATTTAACTTAGCCGAATCATTAGTAGGACTATAGTTTTCTGGTGTAGGGCCTCCTAAATCCTCGAAAGGTGGTGTATTGCCAGGTGTTTTCACACCAGCTGCATTACTACCTTGCTTTGGAAGTGCCGAATCCCCAGGTGCTGCGTTTGCGTTAACAGCAGTCTTGGATTGGGTTACGTCTTCTTCCATTCTTTGTAATTTTGTGCCACGAGACATTTGTAAACTCTCCGATTCCTGTAATTAAACCTATATTTATTTAGAAGTTTTATATGTTTGATAAGAAATCATTAAATAGATCGAGCTTTTTCTCGTCTAATGCTTTCTGATCAACCAAAGTATTGATGGTTTTGTAGGTCTTATGTGCGAACTTCTCACGCAAAATACCCCCATCCCATACCCAATCTTTACCTTCCATAATTCCCTCAACAAAAGCATCGGGAGCAGAAGGATCAGCAACTATGTCAGCAGCAGTTGCTAACATAAAGTCATCACCTACTATATTTACCCCTTCACGAGTTGGTTTTAATGAACCAATTCCTCTTGAAGAGACACCAAGTTTGACACCCTCATCAATAAGTGAAGATGCAATCTTACCCATTGGTGTGCCAAGAATCTTAGCTTTACCAATGAAGTTAGCACCACTTTCTTTAAGTGATACTATTTTATGAGAAACTCTGTCAAGATTCACAGTGGGTGTGTCGGGGTGACCCAATTCACCAAGTGCTCTTCCTGATTGAACATGATTCTCATTATACCGAGAAACTTCCTTACGAAGTGTCTCCATCGGATACATTCTACCATTACGGTTTTTAATGTTTCCTTGAAGGAAAACTCCCTCAATATACATAGACTTCCTACCGTTGCGAGTTTCAACGAGAAATTCTACACTTTCGATTTCTTCTCTAATGAGTTTCATCAGGCTTCCCCTGTAGTTTGAACTTGTATAATATTAACATCGGTAGATGCACCGTCAGTTTTTGCTGCACATCTTGCAGAAGAATATAAAGTAACATCACCATTTGCTTCAGTAAAAGTAAAAGCAGTAGTAATACCACTTGTATCAGCATCTACTGTCAACTTAGTTTGCCATGTACCATCATACTGTGATGAATTATTATCAACTTTAGTTACTAATGCATGTGTAATCTTATTATCATAGTTTACATCATTAGCACCAATCAAAGTTACATAGTTTCCAACGTTAAATGGCATTTGTTGGCCTTCAGGACATGTTAAAACACATCCATTTGCTTGAGTAATTGCTATTATTCTCTGAGAATATCTGGACATCGAAAGAGTCTCAGATGTTCCTGAAGGAATATAGTAATCACCCTCACCTACCGAAGGTGTGACAGCAGTTTGAGAAACAGAGACATGTACTCCTGCAGCTCTAGGAGTTATTCTCAGATAAGGGGATTTTATGGCAAACGAAGTAGTTGCCGTTCCAGCTGCTACAGCTGTAAAAGAAATACCCGTTCCCACTACTGGTCTATGTGCCATTATTCTTTAAAGTCCATTTAATAGTTATTTAGCAGTTATTCCTCTGCCTCTTCTTCAGGTTCTTCAACCTCAAGTTCAGCTTCAGTT